ACTCTCGCTGACCGTCATCAGCATCATCGTAGGGGGCTACAAGGTTGTCGATACATCTAACCGCGCCATCGCGCTGGCAGAGGTCGTGCAGGCTAGAATAGAGACGGAGAAGACCGAGCGGCAGAGTGCCGATATGGTGCTCGACAAGGCGATTGTGGCGGAATTAGGGGTCGGGATACCGGAAACGATGGAGGCCTTCTCATCAACGGAACAGGCATATATGTTCGTAAAGGAATATAACATGGTAGGAGAGGATACAATTGATGACTTATAAAGTACGGTATTGGACGATTACTAATTAAATGGATGATGGAGGATAATACTATGGGAGAACGCGTAGGTAGCTACTCAACTTGGCAGGAGGCGTTTGTAGACGTAAAGGCCCACGCAAAGAGTAACACGAAACAGATAGCTGAAATGAAAGGTGCTTTACATGAGATTGCAGATAAGCTAGACCGCAACGGTGAGTTGACTACTACCATAAAGGCCGTAGTAGTAGATGACGGCCTAGTATCTGCCATCAAGCGTCAAGCTGCGGATTTGACTCATATCCGTGAAGAGTTTACGGAGTATCAATTGCACCGTATGACCACGTGCCCGGTAGCCAAGTCGATGGATAGGAAGCGGGATTGGTCAGTCACACTGATAAAGTTGATATTCGCTGGGATTGGGGCCACTAGTACAATCCTAGTAATTATCAATTATGTACGGGGTATTACCTAACCCGGCCCGTATGGGCGGGATATTTACAAGGAGGAATCACATGGAAATTGATTTCACAACTATTCTGTTTGGTCAGATGGGAATCGCCCTCATCGTAGCGGCGATTGTAGGTTGGGTCAAGAAACAGTGGCCCAACGCCAAGAAGGTACTATACATGGTGATAGCTATTATAGGGTCACTAGGGGCTGGAGCTATAGCCTTTGTTGTGTATAGTATAGCGTGGGACTGGTTACTTTGGCTAGGCATGTCCGTAGCTACACTAGGGTTCCAATTATTAGAACAGAACGAAGCGTGGCCGCAGGTAAAGTCCCTATTACTAACAATACTGGATGCGATAAGCCACCGCAAGAAGAAGGAGTAACCTATGGATTGGCAATGGATAGTAGGGGCGGTTGGTTACGTTGGAGTAGTGGTATTTGTACTACTATGGCGACTGGAGCGCGCAAAGCGGTTCCAGGTCATTGAGGAATTTAAGATGGTAGACAATCAGCGGGTCACCGCTGAGGCTACTGTAGCCGAATTACGAAGGGGACAGGAGGCTGAACGTGCGGCACTTAAGAGGCTCAGGGATATCAATGAAAAGATGCAGGCGGCTATTGACCGCCTGCCTGATACTAGTCGTGACGATTTGCTTGAGTTCATGCGTAACGGTTCCACCGGCTGAAGTCGTAGTAGAAACGTACCGCCCAGTAATGAATATGCCGCCGGCCCCGATATATCCGTCAGGGCTAGATTGGCAATTCAATGAGGACCTCAAGCGCTTTACTATAGATGAGCCAGGGTTCCGTTCGCTTGCTGAATGGAGGATACGAATTGAAGCATTTGCTGACCAGGTTAAGATTATCTGGTCGTTGATAGATGATAGTGAATAAAAACGACTGTTAGTCGTTCCCCTACCACGTGAACGGGGTGGCCTCCTTCCCCGGGCGTTATGTTGAATCATTATAGTGGTAGGGGTTTATTTTCTTTATGTGTGTATCCTACAATATTCCAATACTACTATAGGCCCGGTAATGAATTAAATTTTTTTAATAGAATTCTTAAAAAAGTTCTTTACTTCTCATAGGATATCCTCTATGATATAATCGTAGGGGAACCCCCTACCGGGAGGCGCGTTAATGAGAAAGGTTGGAAGGTTCACAGTAAACGAAAAACTCACCAAGGCCCTGGACATGGATGGATGGGTTATCTATCGGGACCCCAAGGCTGGTTTGTATGCCTTGAATGAGGAAATGGGAATTGACAACTGGTTGGGGTATTGGGCCGCCAGTCAGATTACCAACTTGGACAAGTTTGTACGGAGAGTACGTGAGGAACTGGTCTATTTGACTGAATATGTAGAGGAGTTATAGTATGACAACGTTAATGAAATCTGATGAATTGATTCAACGGTACTGGGAGGCTAAGAAGCAACACCAACACCTTACTGAAACTGCTACGTACTATAACCGGCTGTCCTACGGGGCGGCTGGAAAGACCCAAGTCCATATTCCCGCGGCTTTGATAAAGGCTGAGCAAGATGAATATGCGGAATATTGGAAGACCCGTTCTGATGAATTCAAGAGGGTACTCCCTCCTACCATTACTAAGGAACGTGCCCGTGAACGGGTACAGGAATTTATCAACCAGCATTTTAACCATGTGAAGACCGTATCTGAATATTCCGAATATCGGAATAGTATCACATTTGAAGTCAAGAGGTTCCGGCACTACGGCCGGTAAGAAGGAGTACGATATGAATATCAGAATGAAAGCTACTGTAACAAGGCTGATAGAGCGAGACAAGAAATTAAAGGGGACTGACAACTATGCCGAACAGCATATGGAATGTAGCTCCAAGTTCGGTAATGACTGGGTGTTCGTAGGGTGGTCAGTCCCATACGACGTTGAATATGAGGTGATGGGTACCCAGAGCGGTATCTTCCTTGAGCGCTCAATAGACGACCACACTGGTGGTAGTACCCATAGGGCTGAGCGCTACCGTATCCGGGCTAACAATATAAAGTACATCGATTTCAAGGACCACAGATAGCCGAAACTCCCCTACGGGGGAGTCCATCCAAGATGGCTACTTGGATGTTGATAATGGCAAGCCAAAGGGGGACTATATGACTAGAAGGGAATTAGCGGTACGTCTGATACAGGATAGCTTGAAAGATGCAGTGATGGGAGATATGTTTAAGCTATACGAAAGCTACGCTGAATTCATCCGTGAAGAATATGAAGGTTCTGGCAAGGCCTTCAAGGATGATGAGGTAGTGTGGAACCTGATGGACTATGGGAACAAGCACCCGGAACTGGGTCAGTGGTACACCGATGATTGTGAAATCATTGAGGAAGATGGTACTATCATTTCCTATAGAAAATGGAGCGCCGATATCCGTAAGCTATGGGATGATGATTCTGATGAAGTTATTGAGGAGGCTATTTAATGAATAGGATAGAACGGATTAGGCAGACCGTTGAAATGCTACTTGTAGAACGCGGGTTTGAGCGCCAGCCTGTTGGTAAGCTGGAACCTACTACATTCGACCCGTACCATGAGACCTACTGGGCCCGCCCCGGGTGCTTTTCACGGTGTACTAGAACGGTGATTAATCACAGAACTGGCCAGCCGGCTGATGTTCTATCATTCCAGGGTACCACTGTATCCGTAATAGGGGTATGGCCAAAGGGCCGCCGGCCGGGGGTAAGCGTACGGTTGTGCGTATACCGTTGGGGTAACGGTGGCTGTACCTACTGGGGTCCCCCTATTACCACTACATGGGGCCCGGCTAGAATTAATAGCGAACTAGACCGCGCAGTTGCGGCTATATCAGAAAGGAGCTAGCTATGAATAAAGCTAAGGTGCTTGTTAAGATTGAGGACAAGTTTGGGGGCCTTGGGGTATCTATATACATCAACGGAGACCTTGTAAAACACACAACTAGTGCGATATCACTAGTGAATGAATTAACGGTTATGGAAATGTTAGAACTTTATGATATACACTTTGAATAGAGTACGTAGGAGGTACAGCAGATGAAACGATTCTTGTATTCAAATGAAACCGTATTCCGGGGCCACCCGGATAAGGTATGTGACCAGATTAGTGATGCTATTCTGGATGCCTGTTTGACCAGTGACCCGTATAGCCGCTGTGGTATTGAGGTGGCAGGGGGTAAGTCAACGATATTCGTCACAGGGGAAGTGACCACATCCGCTAGAATAGATACCCAAACCATAGCGGATATTGTCCAGCGGGTACTTAATGATGTAGGGTATACTGATAAGCAATATGCCGTATTCAATGACTTGGGCGTACAGAGCCCTGATATAGCCCTAGGTACTAACGACCGGGTAGGGGGTAGCGGGGATAACGGTATGATGTTTGGGTATGCGTGTAATGATACCCCGCGCCATCTACCTACCGCTATGGTAATACTACAGGAGCTAGCACAGATGTATGACGATGCCCGTAAAGGCAACCCGCAGCTACTGCCTGACGGTAAGGCCCAAATAACCGGCGTATATGACGAGCATTTTAAACTAGTGGGTATAGATACATTTACCGTATGCTACCAGAACCGTGAGCTTTCTAGGAATGTTACCGACCATATTATCATGAATATGCTTCAGTACTTGATTGAGGAATATCGTATACCTACCCCGCGCCGGGTGCTAATCAATCCTACTGGCCGGTTCCGTATCGGCGGCTTTGAGGGGGATGCCGGCCTAACCGGCCGTAAGATTGTAGTGGACAACTACCAATCATTCAGCCGGGTTGGGGGCGGGGCCTTCAGTGGTAAAGACCCGTCAAAGATGGATAGGAGCGGGGCCTATAAGGCCCGTGAGATTGCAATAGAATACCTACAGGCATATGACCTACGCTGGTGCGAAGTTCAGCTAAGCTATTCTATTGGCATTGAAAGCCCGATGGCTATATACATCCAGTCAGACCAGGGGCCGTTAGAACCCCGCGCCGGGCTATACGAGGAATGTACCCCGCGTTGTATCATACGTGACCTACATTTATTAGCTCCAACGTACGAACAGCGGGCCCAGTTCGGGCACTTCCGGTAAGTTGTATTTCAGCGCCCGGTGAAGGTTGGCTAGGTATGTCATTGATGTCTTTTAATAAATTCATTAAAAAAGTACTTTACTTATCACCGGGTATCCTCTATACTGTAATCGTGGGGATACCCCACTGGGAGGCGCAGAACTATGAAAGCAAAAGAAATTAGAATCAAGGCCACATTTGCCGCTGCCAATAAGATTCCTACATCAGTGACCGCTAGCGTATTAAAGGAGACCGAGCGGGCCTATTATCTATACGGTCACGGTATAAAGGCCGCTGACGGTACCTGTATGAAATGTGGCCGCCGGTTGACCCATCCGGGTAGTATTATTATTGGTATCGGCCCTGAGTGCCTAGGTAACTGGGATATGCGTGATATTGTACTCGACCATTTGACTGATGATGATATCAAGCGTATTAAGGCCGCCGCTGAGGAACGAAAGATAGACCAGTGGGTGCCTAAGTCATGTATCAAGATTGTAGGGGATTCCGAAGAGGAGTTGAACCCGCCGACTGACCACCCAATGTTCAGTACCGTACCCGCTAGGGAACCCGTAGTCACCCCCCGCAGAGCTACTCTTGGGGGTAAGTTGATACAGATACGGTTCCCATTTAGCTACGCAGATGTAACGCTGGTAAAGCAGATACCCGGGCGCAAGTACAACCCTACTTCAAAGGATTGGACATGCCCAGTATCAATCGAAGCGATAACCGCACTTGAGGAAGCCGGCTTCTACGTAGACCCCGAACTCATTGCCCTACGTGACGCTACCACGGGTAGTGTTAATGACGTAGGTACTGTATCCATACCGGGGCTGGAGAAGAAGCTATACCCGTTCCAGCAGAAGGGAGTAGCCTTTATTGAAGCTAAGGGGGGCCGGGTATTAATAGGTGATGAGATGGGCCTTGGAAAGACCGTACAGGCCCTTGCCTGGTTACGTCTACACCCCGAACTGAGGCCCGCAGTGGTTGTCTGCCCTGCTAGCTTGAAGTACAACTGGGAACATGAATGTCATTCATGGTTGAATAACCCGTCAGTACAGATACTCAGTGGTACTAGCCCGTACCGCCTAGCGCCGGGTAATGACGTCATAATCATAAACTACGATATCCTTCCCTATTGGGTGGATGCGTTGGATGACGCTAATCCTAAGGTTGCTATACTGGATGAATGTCACTACATCAAGAGTAATAAGGCTAAGCGTACTAAGGCCACCAAGCAGTTCGTTAAGAATATTGACCATGTTATAGCCCTTTCTGGTACCCCGGCGGTAAACCGACCCGTTGAATTATTCAATGCACTTAAGATTGTTAACGCAACTGTGGTGCCAGACTTCTGGGATTTTGTACAGAAGTACTGTGACGCAAAACACGGCCGGTTCGGCTGGGATTTTAGCGGGGCTAGTAATACGGCGGCCCTTCATGAATTGCTTACTAACACCATTATGATACGCCGCCTCAAGAGCGAAGTGCTCACCGAACTGCCTGATAAGATTAGGTCAATAATACCGATGGATATCACGAACCGGCCCCAGTATGAAGCCGCTGAGGATAACTTCATCAACTGGATACGTACTAACAAGGGTACAGAAGCTGCAAAGGCCGCCTCAAAAGCAGAACAGCTTGTACAGGCTGAGGCACTTAAGCAACTGGCGGTACAAGGTAAGCTAGGGCAGGTAACTGAATGGATAGAGAACCATATAGACAATGATGGCAAGCTAGTAGTATTCGCCACCCATAAGGAAACCATAGACCATCTGATGAAGGCATTTGGTTCCCGGGCTGTAAAGATAGACGGTAGCGTGGCGCTAGCTGATAGGGATATAGCCGTTAACGCGTTCCAGAATGATGATTCAATACGGTTATTCGTAGGGAACATAAAGGCCGCGGGCGTTGGCCTTACACTTACAGCGGCTAGCTCGGTAGCATTTGTAGAATTACCTTGGACACCTGGCGACCTTGTACAGGCTGAGGACAGATGTCACCGTATCGGACAGAAGAATGCAGTAAACATCTACTACCTAGTAGCCCAACATACTATTGATGAACAAGTAGCTAGCCTACTGGATTCAAAGCGGCAGGTACTAAGCGCTATACTAGACGGCCGCGCCCCTGAACAGATGAGCCTATTATCAGAATTGATTAACGCCTATATTGAGGAGGAACGTAATGACTAACATTATTGAAAACATCAACCTAGTCCGGAAGATAGCATGGAGCTATGCGCGCCGTACCCGTTCGTGGGAGTTTGAGGACCTATTCAGTGAGGCATGCGTAGCCTACCTTGAAGGAGAACTTGACTACGCTAAGAACGATAGTGGGGCTAGTAAGACCACCTACCTGTGGAAGTGTATGAACACCCATCTGTTGAACCTTGTACTTACCACTGATAGTAAGTACTCACGGCGCGAATCTACGGTTGATATGGATTACGTTGATATTGCGAGTAGTGACGACCCGGCCGCTGAGGTTATAGCGGCCGAGCGCTGGTCAATGTTTGAGGAATCACTCAGCCCGGTATCCAAGGATATATGTGATATCGTACTACACGACAAAACCACGTACCTGCCAATCGATACTCCAAAGCTGTGTAGAGGTACAATCCGGAACGAATTACGTGCTAGGGGCTGGAGCTGGAGCGCTATATGGAACGGCTATAGGGAACTCCATCAGGCCCTAGCTCAGGCCTAACGGAAACCGAACGATTACTGTATAATAAGGGTTCATGGGCGGGGTAGCTAGATAGACCCCCTTCTATTGGGCTACCTACCGCGCTGGGGGTTAGTACCCCGGCTTGTGCTATGGTGGAATGGTATACACAGGGGTGAGTTACGAAAGGGAGGAAGGCTTGGAATTCCCCTACTGGCAACACCAGTGACCGCGGGTTCGATTCCCGCTAGCACAATACGTTATTGGAGGATATATGAGTCGTGTAATATACGATGAATACCACATACCCTATACCGAACAATCGAACGGCTGGGTGAATACCCGCTGCCCCTTCTGTGGAGATACTGGTGAACACCTTGGATGCGCCCCCAACTCATCCGTATACCACTGTTGGAAATGTGGGTGGCACCCAGCCGATATTACAATAAGTAAGCTACTCGGCGTATCAATAGATGAGGCCCGGCGGGTACTAGCTACAAACCGGCAGGGAGTACCGACCGCCCGTAGTAATATTGATGCTAATCGTAAGGTACATATCCATCCATTTAAGCTACCTCCTAACGGCCCACTAACAAAGCTACACGGTAATTACCTGCGCCAGCGCGGGTTTGACCCCGTACAGCTAGCCCGCCAATGGGGCCTACGTTCAACCGGGCCTATTGCGTTACTTGATGGAATCAACTATGCGCGGCGGGTACTTATACCAATCAAATGGGGTGGGGAGGTTGTAACCTTCCAGGCTAGGGATACTACGGGGCTTAGTGGTACTAAGTACCTAGCGTGCCCCGCTGATAGAGAAGTGAAATCAATTAAAAGTATACTATACATTGACGAAGAATACTGGGCAACCCACGATACCTGTATATTGGTTGAGGGGGTTACTGATGTATGGCGGCTAGGCCCGGCGGCCGGGGCTACATTTGGGATAGACTTTAAGCTAGAGCAGGTACTTGCGGTTCCTAGGCATATGAAGCGTATCTGGATACTATATGACCCGGAACCACAGGCCCAGCGCCAGGCCCGCCAGTTGAAAGTAAAGTTACAGATGATGGGTAAGGACGTACAACTCCACGTACTTGATGGTACAGACCCAGGGGACTTATCACAGAATGAAGCAGATTACCTAGTAAAGCAATTAATACAATAGGGGGATTATATGAAGCGAACTAAGACGCCAGCGCGGGTACATGATATTGAATTACCGGATATTATTAACTGTACCCGTAATGGTGATTTCACTCAGATTCCAAACCGTATCCTGAGAGACCCGGAGCTCACCTTCAAGGCTAAGGGGCTGCTGTGCCTATTACTAGCTAATAGGGAGGGATGGCATAGCTACTTCAAGACTATACAATCAATGACCGCGGATGGTAGGGATTCAATACGCGGGGCAATCAAGGAACTGGAACAATCAAGGTACCTAGTACGGGTGTACTATCGTGACGTTCAATCAAAGACGTTCAAGGGTACCGTATGGGCCTATACGGATACGCCGAATTCACTGGACTATAATGCATTGAAAACGGTACTTGATACGTATAATGTGGAAATTGATGGGAAACAAGCCGTAGACTGGGTTCCCGTCGACGGCTTTCCCGTCGACGGCTTTCCACCCCCTAATAATACTAATGAAAATAATACTAATGAAAATGATGATACGCGCGTACGCGCGGGGGAATCAATCAACAAACCCTCCAATTCCTTAATGAATGATTTCAATAAGATTGTACCATCCATGTTTGAAACATTCTGGAATACGTATCCAAGAAAGGTTGATAAGGGTAAGGCCAAGACTAGGTGGAACCAATTGTGTAGGAAGGTTGACCGCCCTACGTGGAATCAGATACGTGATGCCATACAGCGCCAGGCGGCCACCGCCCGTTGGAGCAACCCTAGGTATATCCCATACCCGACCACTTGGTTGAATCAGGAACGGTGGCTTGATGACCCGGCGGCTATGAATGACGGGGATGAAAGCGTACCAATCGGCCCTACGGCGGAGGTTATAATCACGGGGGCATTTAAGCAATCAGATGTACTAGCCAGGGAATTTACTTCCAATTGTCTGACGTCAGCTCTAGCCCTTGTAGGTCAGAACGATGCTACTACTAGAGCTGACGTAGCCCGTAGGTTGATAGCAATGTATACCTACATATCGGATAAACAGGATTCATTCACCCCGGCATTGCGCGCGGCGCTACCGGGCCCGCTGGAGATAGTAGAAAACTACATACATTGGATTGATATGAGTAGTTGGATTGATGATTGTTCGCCGCGTATGTTTGACGTTTCCAGTCCCTTATTTGGTAAGTACCGCCGCTGGGAGGCCTCCCGTGATACCGTATCGCGTGACCCTATTACCGGCCAGTCTGTACGTTACACTGAGGAGTGAATGATAATGAGGAATGAAGAATTTATTGAGCGCCGTATTATCACTGGTATGATTATTAGTACGGAGTACCTGCAGCGTATCCAGCCCTTCTGGGATGCTACCCTACTAGAATCCCCGGAATTCCGTAAGGTAGCCTCTTGGTGTATGGACCATTTCAATAAGTATAAGGCCGCGCCTGATACTGATATTGAATCAATATTCGTTGACCACATCAAGTTATTATCCAAGGCGGATGTATCATATATTGAGGAAGTGCTTGCTGACTTGAGTGACGAGTACGGCCGGGGTACCCAGTTCAACGCCGCCTACTTATATGATAAGACGGTAGAATATTTCAAGAGTAGGCAGATTGATAAGCACAATGAGGAAGTCCAGGCCCTTATTGAGATGGGTAAGGTAGCAGAAGCTGAAGCCCTAGCGCAAAGCTACCAGCCTACAATTGTGGAGAACCTATCAGTTGGGCTAGACCTATCAAGTAAGGAAGCCCTACTACGTATAGATGAAGCATTTTCAGATACCGCACAGCGCGTGCTAAGCTACCCCGGGGCGCTGGGGTCCATGTGGAATGAGCATCTGGTACGCGGCGGCTTTGTGGCCTTCCTAGGCCCTGAGAAGCGGGGTAAGACATTTATGCTTATTGAGTTGGCAATGCGGGCCTTCCGTCAGAAGGCGAATGTAGCATTCTTTGAGGCCGGGGATATGACTGAGAGCCAGATGTTAAAGCGTATCTGTATATATCAGGCCCGTCGTTCAGACCGGGAACGCTACTGCAGAGAACATTTTCGGCCAGTAGGTGATTGTATATACAACCAATTGAATATCTGTACCCGCCATGACCGTAACTGTGACCACGGGATACTAGACGTATCGTTGGAAGAATTTAATAGGAACCGTAACAAATACGTAACGGCTGAGGTACTTGCAGAATGCTTTGAGCAGTTCCCAGATTATGAACCGTGTGATAGCGCTACGTGCCCCAATCGGCTAGGTACTGTATGGATACGTAAGGTACCTGAGACGCTACAACTTGACTCCCATACGGCTAAGAAGGAATTACGCCGCTTTGCGCGTAGGTATAAGCGCCGATTTAAGCTAGCTACCTATGCGTCAAATACCCTAACGGAGGAGGAAATTGAGCGTTGTATTAATCATTGGGAACGCTATGATAACTTCATCCCGGATGTGATACTGATAGACTATGCGGATTTGATGGATGCGGGCCCTGACGTTAAGGAGTTCCGCCATCGTCAGAATTCAATATGGCAGAAGCTACGTGGTCTCAGTCAGAAGCGTCATGCCCTTGTAATTACCGCAACTCAGGCTGATGCGGACAGCTACGTACGCGGCCGGCTAGGGTTAAGTAACTTCAGTGAGGATAAACGCAAGTACGGCCATGTAACAGCTATGTACGGGTTAAATCAAGACCCACAAGGCCGTGAAAAGAAACTAGGTATACTACGTATCAATGAGATAGTGGTGCGTGAGGGGGAATTCAGTAATGACCATGAGGTATACGTACTCCAGGATTTATACCAGGGCCGCCCGTTTTTAGAAAGTTTTTGATAAATTCTATGATAACCCCTAACTCAAATGGGTACATCATTGTATAATAGTATTGTAAATGATTAAAACGATAGGCCGTGGAAGGCGGCTACAAAGGAGAACAAGACTATGAAGAAATCAGAATTGACGGCAGCGGCTAAGGAACTCAATAAGGTACTCGGGTTAGAACCTCCTATTGATGTGACCCAGGAGATTGCGAAGGTTCGCAAGTTGGTAAAGGAAGCTGGAACACTAATAGAGCCAACGGATTCGTTCTCAGTAGGTACCACTAAGGTACTTGAAGAGCTCAAAGTGGTAGTGCCCGCCCCGGCGGCTAAGAAAGCGGCGGCCCCTGTTGCGAAGGCACTGGATGAACCAGTTAATGATGATGAAGGGGCTGAGGAACTGGAAGTTGTGATTGAGGAACCGTCCCCGGAGGCTAAGGCCAAATCCAAGGCCAAGGCTGCTCCCAAGAAGGCTGAGAAGGCCCCCAAGGCTATTACCAGACTGGCAGCGGCGGCCCGCGTATTGTTCAATCACAAAGGGGATACCGTAGCCATTGATA